AGCCGCTAAAGCGGAAAGACGGAAAGGTACTGAAAGGTCCTAACTACACACCACCTGACCTGACGGACTTAGTATAAATGGCTTTCAAATCTAATAACAATCCAATGTTCCGCTCCAAATTTAGTGAGGACATCTTCAACTATAAATATGCCCATGATGGTTGCGAAACATGGGCAGACCTTTCTCGAACACTGGTCGAGGATGTTTGTGGCGACTTAATGTCAAGCGATGACAAGTCTCAATTATCTCAATTCATCAAAGACCTAAAATTCATTCCCGGCGGCAGATACCTTTATTACGCGGGTAGGCCAAACAAGTTTTTCAATAACTGTTACCTACTCCGTGCTGAAGAAGATAGTCGTGAGGATTGGGCAAACCTTAGCTGGAAATCAGAGTCATGTCTGATGACCGGCGGTGGCATCGGTGTGGATTATAGTATCTATCGTCCAGCGGGAGCGACTATCGCTCGTACCGGTGGTCAGGCTTCAGGTCCCATCCCAAAGATGAACATGATAAACGAGATTGGACGCCGTGTGATGCAGGGTGGGAGCAGACGTTCCGCAATCTATGCATCCCTTAATTGGCAACATGGCGACATCTATGATTTCCTTAGTGCTAAAGACTGGCAGTCGATGCCGGTTGGCTCTACAGGGAAGACGCTGTGGGACATCAAACAGGAAGATTTTAATTTCCCTGCACCTCTGGATATGACCAACATCTCGGTCAACTATGACACAGCTTGGCTGTTGAATTATTGGAAGACTGGTGATGTAGGTGATGTATTCAGAAAGAATGTCCAACAAGCTCTCCGTACAGCAGAGCCGGGTTTCTCATTTAATTTCTTCAATAAAGAAAATGAGACACTAAGGAATGCATGTACTGAGGTGACATCAGAGGATGACTCTGACGTTTGTAACCTAGGTAGTATCAACCTTGGCCGTGTCGATGATATCGCAGAGTTTTCTGATATTGTCGAATTAGCTACCAAGTTTCTTCTTTGCGGCACCCTCAAAGCACAACTCCCATACGATGGGGTCTACAAGACACGGGAAAAGAACCGGCGTCTTGGTCTTGGCCTCATGGGTATGCATGAGTGGCTAATCAAGAAGGGTTACCGATATGAAGTTACACCTGAATTGCACCAATGGCTCTCGGTCTACCGAGGGGTTTCTGACAGAGTTAGTGTTAGCTCTGCTGATGCCCTTGGCATATCTCGTCCAGTTGCTAATCGCGCTATTGCGCCTACGGGTTCGATTGGGATATTGGCTGGTACTAGCACTGGTGTTGAGCCTATTTTTGCAGTCGCATACAAACGGCGTTACCTCAAAAACGGAAACAGATGGCACTACCAATACGTTGTTGATTCAGCCGCCCAAGAGCTGATCGACATGTATGGTGCTAATCCTGATAAGATCGAATCCGCGCTTGATCTTGCGGAAGACTATGAACGCCGCATGAGATTTCAGGCTGATGTCCAAGACTACGTTGACATGTCCATCTCAAGCACAATTAACCTCCCTTCGTGGGGCAGTAAGTTGAACAATGAGGACACCGTTAATGATTTCGCTGACACTCTTGCCCGTTATGCCCACAGGCTCAGAGGCTTCACATGTTATCCCGATGGGTCGCGTGGGGGTCAACCTCTTGTCTCGGTTCCGTACTCGGAAGCCGTGGATAAGCTCGGTACAGAGTTTGAAGAGCATGTCGAAACGCATGACATTTGCGACATAAGTGGCACCGGAGGTTCCTGTGGAGTCTAAGTTACCTGTGATCGATCAAGCCTTACTGGATTATCTTGAACGGATGTTTCCAGATCGTTGTCCTGACATAAACAATGACATGAGCGTTGTTTGGTTTAAGGCTGGCGCGGCCTCTGTGGCCCGTCATCTCAGGGCTGTTTATGAACAACAGAATGAAAATATTTTGGAGAATGTGTGATGTGTTTTGGAGGAAGTAAGCCAAAAGACCCGCCACCACCACCGCCGCCACCACCCCCACCACCTGTGTTGGATCAGGGTGCGCCTACGGAGGCAACATCGGCTGATGAGCAACGCGCAAAGCGTAAAAAAGCTAAAGCCGCTGGTGGAACAAAACCTTATCGCACCTCTAGCTTGTCTATTGGTGGAGGTAGCTCTACCGGTAGTAGCAGCGGAGGCGTAGGAGTATAAACAATGCACAACGGTAAGACTTGTGCAGGGCGTTACGAACAACTTGCCGTTGAGCGGGAATTGTTTCTCAATCGAGCTAGAGACTGCTCGGAGGTTACCATCCCTACTTTGGTTCCCCCGAGCGGTCATAGTTCAGCAACCGAGTACCGTACCCCATATCAGGGGATCGGTGCGCGGGGTGTGAACAATCTGGCCTCAAAGTTGTTATTGTCGCTCTTGCCACCAAACTCACCCTTTTTCAGAATGATGGTCGATGACCAGACTCTTATGGAGTTGACCGGTGAAGAAGGAGCTAGAGCAAAGGTAGAGGAAGCGTTGAACCAGATCGAGCGGTCAGTAATGACTGAGATCGAAACATCGGGTATCCGCTCCCCTATATTTGAAGCCCTGAAACATTTGATTGTCGCTGGCAATGTTCTTGTCTACCTACCAAAACAAGGTGGCATTCGCGTCTTCCGGCTAGACAGTTATGTAATTAAACGTGACCCATACGGTAACGTCTTAGAGATCATCACCAAAGAAGAGGTATCCCCTGCTGTACTAGAGCCTAAAGAGCTGGAACTACTCGGTTCTGATTTAGGCGATGGTAAAGGTGGTTACCAAGACAAGGTGGCTCTATATACACACATGTACCTCGATGGAAATCGCTGGCGCATGTACCAAGAATTAAAAGGACAGGTAGTCCCCGGATCAGCCGGTTCATGGCCAATCGAAAAGTCCCCAATGATACCCCTTCGTTGGACACGGATCGATGGTGAGGATTATGGCCGTTCCTATGTGGACGAGTACCTAGGTGACCTTATCAGTCTTGAAGGTTTATCTAAAGCTATCGTAGAGGCTGCTGCTGCTTCATCCAAAGTGTTGTTCATGGTCAATCCAAATGGAACAACCCGGATGCGAGATATTGCACAGGCCGAAAACTGTGGCATCGTTGCCGGTGTGGCAAACGAGGTTTCAGTTCTACAAACAGAGAAATACGCAGATATGCGTGTCGCCTCTGATACCATCAGGACAATCACTGAACGGCTATCGTATGCGTTTCTTTTGAACAGCGCAGTGCAACGTGGCGGTGAGCGTGTAACAGCCGAAGAGATTCGGTACATGGCTGGTGAGCTGGAAGATGCCCTTGGTGGTGTCTACTCAATCATGAGTCAGGAATTTCAATTACCACTGGTAAACCGACTAATGGATCGCATGATTAAAGACAAGCGCATCCCGGAATTACCAAAAGGTATTGTGAGACCTTCCATCGTTACAGGCCTCGAAGCCCTTGGCCGTGGTCACGACCTAAACAAATACAATGCATTCTTACAAGCACTACAACCTCTCGGACCAGAGGCAGTCGCACAATTTATGGATGTGAGTGACTACATCAAACGAGTAGGTACAGCCCTTGGAATTGATATGGATGGCTTGGTGAAAACCCAAGAGATGCTCCAACAAGAACAGGCAATGCAAGCTGAGATGCAACAACAAATGATGCAACAAGAAATGGCTGGACGCATTGCAGAAAAAGCCGCCGGTCCCGCGACCGCTGGAGCAATGAAGATGGCTGAACAAGGAATGACAGATGGCTGATACCGTTCAGGTAACTGAAGGCGATTACAACCCATCCCTTGAAGATCAGGCTGCCTCGCAAGACGCGGGGCAGTCATCTTCGGATGGTAAAATTTTAGGAAAGTTCGACTCATATGAGGACTTGGAAAAAGCTTATACAGAGCTTCAATCTAATTACACCCGTGATAGACAGTCTGCGGTGGCAGAACGCGAGGCTTCAAGTGAGGCTTCGGATGATGGTCAGACGGATGAACAAGTTGCTCGTCAAACTACAGAACAAGCTGGACTCGATTTCGATGCTCTTAGTAATGAGTATTGGGCTAACGAGGGATTATCTGACGCAAGTTATGATAACCTTGAAAAAGCTGGCATCCCGCGTGAGCTTGTCGATAGCTACATTGAGGGGCAAGAAGCTCTAATCGAAACCAGTAAACAACAAGTGTTCAGCGCAGTTGGTGGTGAAAGTAATTACACCGACATGGTTAGCTGGGCTGCCGACAATCTACCTGATGGTCAGATTGAGCGGTACAATATAGCTGTGAACAGTGGTGATATGAATGAAACCATGTTCGCTGTGAACGGCCTTAAAGCACAATATGAGGCCGCTAGAGGTCTGGAACCAGCAAGACAGATTGCCGGTCAGGCCAGAGCTTCAGCCGATGCTTATCAGAGCCTTGCTCAGATGAAAGCAGATATGGCTGATCCCCGTTACCACACCGACTCTGCATTTCGCGAAGCAGTGGCGGCCAAGTTGGGACGGTCTAACATCTTATAATTAGAGGTTACACATGTCATCTGAACGGGATTACAAACGGGAGTATCGCGAATACCACGGAAGACCCGATCAGATCAAAAGACGAGCTGGCAGAAACAAAGCCAGACGGTTGATGATTAAAAAGGGTCTTGCCCGAAAGGGCGATGGACAAGATGTGCATCACCGCAATGGTGACACATTAGACAACCGTTCCGCGAACCTCTCAATCATGTCTCGGAGTAAAAACCGCGGCATCAAGACTTAAAATATTAGCTTACCTGTACTTTTTGGCTCCCCGCGGGGAACAACCTTGAAGGAAAGAACGCGAAATATTGAGGTCAACCCTTAATATAACTCTCGTACTTACAAGGAGTACAATCTTATGGCTAACGCTACCCCTTCCCGCCTCGGTGCAAATAACGCCGGGGCCGATAAAGACGCCCTGTTTCTTAAAGTCTTCTCAGGTGAAGTTCTGACTGCATTCGAGCAGCAGACCATCATGATGGACAAGCATCAGGTGCGTACAATCGCTTCAGGCAAATCTGCACAGTTCCCTGTAATGGGCCGCACATCTGCCGACTACCACACACCCGGTAACGAAATCACTGGTGACTCAATCAATCACTCAGAGAAGATCATCACCATCAACGACCTGTTGTTGGCTTCTACTTTCATCGCAAACATTGATGAAGCAAAGAACCACTACGATGTCCGCTCGGTGTATTCTCGTGAAATGGGTATTGCTCTGGCTAACCAGATGGACAAGCACATTCTGCAAACC